CGGTAGTACTGCTTCTCGGTGCCGTCGAAGTGATAGTCGTAGTAGTACTTGAGCGCTTCATCTATGCGATCATCGACCTGATCGTCATCGACGTTGATCTCAATGACCGGCTTGCCCAGCTTACGCAGGCAGTACTCTTTGAATTGGTCTCGGGTGGTTGGAGTGGCCATTATAAATTCCTTCTTTCAAGTATTTATAATCAGCCGTAGCACCTAACGTTCGGGCTTCCTGCCGCGGCCGCGGGAGCGCAGTGGGCCCCGCCGGGAACTGGACATAGACTGTCTGGATCGGCGCTGTCGCCGTTTATTATTATAGGTTTGTTGTTTATCTTAACGGTTGAACCGGAGGCGATCAGTCCGCCGCCTCCGTCTGTGTTTTGATCGGCGTTGACAGCCCAAAGAAGACCGTTAACGAAAACCGTGGATTGACCCGATACTATCGTGGTCGCACCGCAGGTCCTAGCGTCGGTGTTTCTATGGGCGGCTGCCAACTCAAGCTCCTAAGATCTGCTTGAACTCTTCGGTGTGCTTCTTGCGATCCTCGAGACCGATCGTACCGCCGTTGATCCTCTTGGTAACTGCAACTACGTCGTCTTTATCGGCGAGAGCGTTGAGACCGTTCTTATGCCAGAACCAAGCGGCCGACTCAACCGCGCCCTGCGGTGTGCCGAGGTAAGCAACCGCTTCGTCGACGCTCACTCCGGAATCAGTTGCGAACCCAGTATAGTTGCTTTTTCCGGTAAGTTGGATAAGTCCGCGACCGCGAAACCTATAGCCGTCGCCAGAAGCAGTATCACCATTACCCATTCTCGAGGCGTAAACAACGTTCGCAATTTTTTCAGGCTTCCTAGCATATTCGTTCGGGTCCTTGTCTTTGAAGTACTTTGGAAAGATCTTCATGAGTCCATCGGCTGAGTAGTTGAGGTTTTCCTCGATAACTCGGAATCCGCCCGACTCGTGTGCGGTCTGAGCGAGGAAGTGCGCAAGTCTGAGACCTGTGATCTCATACTTGCTCGCGAGGGTCTCCAAGCTTTCAACTAACGCCTTCACGACTTCTGCCTTTGAGTTTGGATAGCCGTGCTTGATCTGTTCTTCAGTTAACATAAAACGCTCCTTTTAGAAATTTTTTTGATAATCAATAATACTTTATAAATGGATTCTTAGGAAAAGTAAATTCTTCTTCTTTTCCTTCTACTAAACTGTCTGTGCAATCACGAAGCTTAATCCTATAGTCTTTCCATTTTAATTTGTTTTCTGCCGATACGCCCGAATCTTCAAGAAAAACCCAGTCGGTCTGCGATATTAAGTCGTTTCTAATGAGTCGAATCTCATGAAGCTTACTCATGTATTTTGCTCTAGAAAAAATCCTATCATCTATGGCGACTTCATTTCCTGTGTTTGTATTGATTATTTTTAGAGAATTCATATCTATGCCGTATGATATAAATTTTCCCTGAGCGTCTTCTTTCTGGATTACTCCAAGATCAAGCGCGGCGTCTATCAAGAAATTATTGGCGTTCATTTATCCCACCTGTTTTCAGGACATTCCTGTCCATGAAGCTTGGTCTTAATTCGCATGATGCACCCGCACTTCTTACACTGACCCGTAAACTTGACGTAGTTGGGACACTGCTTGCAGATCTCCATTCGTTTCTTAGAAATCTCTGGATCGATCAAGAAGCTCATTGTATGGTATTCCTCAAGTGTTGCCTCCACTTCAGCAGCTCAATGAAGTCTTGTTCGCTAAGAGACGTAGGAATACCCATGTCTTTTTGATCCCTATGTCTATTTACCATCCAGTCCGACTTCTGAAGTTCGGTCTCAGCTTTTAAGTTAATCGACAGTTGAGTGTCTTCCACCATTCCAGTTTCAACGTTGTAGATCTGTCCATTTATGATTCCATCATCGACCATAGTCTCAGGGCTGACTGGGTATATCGCGAAGGGACTGTCCTCAGGAATCTCAGGCACAGGTATTCCTGAAGCCCAAAAATCTATTATCTCTTGTGTAGACTTTAAAATTTGTATGTGGTGTATGATCATATTATTCTTCATATTCAAATACCACGTTGATGACGAACCTTCTGTTATAGTTGGTCGGGTTGCTGCTTGCGTGATACATCATGGACTCAAGCGCGAGAACGTTTCCACAGACCGGAGGAAATCTTTTGGGTTCCCCTAGCGTCTTAGCGTCTTTGTTGAAATCGGTAAAGACCACCGTGTCTCCGTCGCAGTCGTCGACGTAGTAAATCAGTGAGATCGTGTTTGGATTCTTTGTGTCTTTGTGTGGAGCGTTGAACTGACCTTGCTTGACGTTGCAGTCGTTGAAGAGAACGTTGACTTTCATACGTATGTACTGCTTAATCTTTAAGTTCAAGTCTTTGGCTACCTGCTCGGCGATCTTCTTTCCGTACCTAATCAAGAACTGATTGGGTTCATGCTTCCAATTCTTATTATCCGAGTAGAAGAAGTACACTCCTGAAGGTGTATCAACGACCCTGTCATCTTCGGTGAATTCAGGGTCGTAGTCTTTACCGACGGTGCTGTTATACATCGACCAATGATTGCCGAGCGACGGTACTATTTGCTTAATGTGTTCGACTTCAAGCTTAGTCAATAAATCAGTGTAAAGCTTCGGTAGACTTTTTATATTCATTATATAACTCCATAATTAAGGTTTAGCGTTAGTTGAACAAATGTAGTTGCTGCCGGTGGAATACGCTCCACCATCATTCAAACCTATATCGGATCCAGCCGATCCACCACAAGATAACCATCCGTTTCCGTTGTAGTCACCGTTGGGTTCACCGGTGGTAGAGTTTCTCAGCCACCATTTGCCCCCGTCGTTAACCCTCCAGTCAGAGCAGCCGGAACCATAGGACGCAGGGTTTCGCATGATGCAGCCGGTGTAGTTGCCGCCGCCGCTAGTCTTATATACTCCACCACATGTTGTGGCGTATCCTGATCCATATCTATTCCAAATGATAGCCCAGTGATCAACGCTTCTTCCATGAAAATGTCTGGTGCCGGTTGGACATGATCCACCATCAGTATTATACGATGTTGCGCTGCATCCGGTACATTGATAGAAGTCATATCCTCCCCCATCGGCCGTCATATCAACATACATACTAACAGCCGTGCCTCCAGTTGGAGCTATGTAATACGTACCACTTGCAAATGCTGGAAAGTCTTGCTTTAGTTGATAACCACTCACAGCGGCGCCAGATGCAGTCAATCCATTTTTAACTGCGCTTATTGATACCCATTGACCCGTAGTGGCACCAGAAGTGTTTGCAAAGTACTCAAGGTTAAATGTATCTACGTTGTATCTTATAGTTCCTGTTGTATTAGCCGGTCGCTGTGCGGTGTTTCCAACGGGAAGATTAAGCGGTCCGGTATGTGTAGCGGTTCCGCTAAACGTTATGGTATTTGTGAATGTATACTGCGCAGAGGTATTCACTCCTACCAAAGTACTCCAATACGTTCCGGATCCGGTTGAAGTCAATACTTGACCGCTGGTGCCTAGGCCACCATTGGCCGCGACTGCACCGAACGAAAGAGCGCCGTTGCTGGCAACGTTGACAGCGGTGCCGATGACCGCCACGTTGGTGCTTACGTTAAGACTGTTGGCAGTTATATTACCAACGGTTAAAGCTTTTGTTGTTGTGTTTCCAGTGGCAAGAACGCTGTCGAGCGACGTAGATATAGTCGACCAATAAGCGCTTGTTCCAGATCCACCTGAAGTAAGAACTTGACCGGTCGTTCCAAACCCACCATTCGAACTTATGTAGCTTGCTGTGACAGCGTTCGAAGTGACGCTGTTCAAACTAATCGTGTTAGAAGTAATCGTGATGGTGTTTGTGCTAATACTGTTCAAACTAATCGTGTTAGAAGTAATAGAGATAGTATTAGTGGTAACACTGTTCAAACTAATCGTGTTTGAAGATATTGTTATTGAGTTTGAAACTATGTTGCCGGTTACTCGCAGGCCGGCCTTGACTATAAAGTCTGATTTCGTCGCCATGAGTTCCCTTCCCTCCGTCTGGCGTT